CCAGACTTAGTGCCTGGGAAGTCGACTGGTGCGATTGCACACTTGAGGAACTCGAGTCCTTGCGGACTGATCCCCACAGCTGTGCCCCGCCTGCGCTGTCCTCCTTGCTTGCGCTGGCGGGTTGCGGACTTCCTTTTCGGCATCGCGCCGAGCAATCTAGTGACAATCCGATTGACTTCACTCTTGCCTGCAGACGAAGTCGAGTTGACCTTCTTCTTGCGTCCATTTCTCTTAGCCATTATTGTAGGAACACTTCCTACCCTCGGGTGTACTCAATGTTGTCACCCGCAAAATGCTGTAGATAAATGGACCAATCCTCAGAAGTGGTCCCCCCAAGTTCGAGTTCGGCAGATTCTAGTTCAATCTGTTCAGCCACTGAGATGCCCCACGCATCCTCAAACGAAAATCTCGCCTCCATCGTAACTGGACGCATACCCAGATGAGCCCGTTGTGGTCCCCAAAGTTCTAGCTTGGCCTTATGGTACGCCTCTACGCCAGACCAGAATGGAGCATCGCCTGCGGCGAGGACCATCTTCCAGGCAAGCTCCTGAAAGACTGGAAGGCCCAAGCCCATGGCTAACTCACACCGTCCAATGCTTGACACGAGCCGGGGAATAAAATCCGGCTGGTAGCGCTCCACCGTCCAGCCTGCTCGGGCTAGGAATCGGGCGGGATTTCGAACCATCCTCCACCCGACCCCATCCCAAACTGGCTTGGACTGGCAGAATTCGCACTGCTCAAACCTATCGGCCCACTCAACCTTAGACTCCATGCCCCAGGCTGCAAACCAGGGGGCAGGAGGAGTACCTTGAACTTGCAGTATAGAGGAACGGTCAAAAACAACCACAGAGTCATCACCATCGACATAGAAACAGGCTGGAATGCCTGCCTCCATAGCCCAGGTGGACAACAGAGCGTAATTGATGACACAATTCCCCAAAGCTGTGTTCATATCCCCAGACATGCGAGTCCCGGGGGTTTGATACTTGGTACCATTCTTGGTACCACCTACATTCAGGAGCTGAGCTCGAAGAAGGCGGCGCA